CGGCCCCATGAGCGCAAAACCCGATATTCAGCGACTGGTGGGCGACATTGTGCGCGCCGGCCTCATCGCGTCCGTCGATCATGCCGCGCGCCGCTGCACCGTCGAGATCGGCGATCTGGAAACCGGCCCGCTGCCGTGGCTGGCCTTTCGCGCCGGCCGCCTGCGCATCTGGTCACCACCATCGGTGGGCGAGCAATGCGTGCTGATCTGCCCCGAGGGCGACACCAACGCCGGTATCGTCCTGCTCGGCCTCTATTGCGATGCCTTCGATGCGCCGGACAGCTCGCCCGATATCATCAAACTGGAATTCGAGGACGGCACCGCGATCAGCTATGACATGGCGGCGCACACGCTCACCATCTCGCTCGCCAGCGGCGGCACGGCCACCATCGATGCGCCCGGCGGCATCACCATCAATGGCCCGGTGACGATCAACGATGATGTCACCCTGAATGGTAAGCTGACCGCCAGCGATGATGTCATTGCGGATGGCAAGAGCCTCAAGGGCCATATGCACAGCGGCGTCCAGCCCGGCTCCGGCCAGTCGGGGGCGCCGGTATGACCGACCCTTGGAAAGTCCCTTTGAAAGATCGCGTTCGCTATTGCCGTCTGATCATTTGGGCTGGCGTTGTCATCCGCGAGCGCCGACCGGGCGGCCTGCTCTGGACACTTCGCCACCCGCGCGACTGGTTCCGCTACGGCTCCGGGTTGGATTGCGGCTGATGCGCGGCATGTCCACCCGCACCGGCAAGCCGATCGATGGCGAGGCGCATCTGGCGCAATCGATCGCCGATATCCTGCGCACGCCGATCGGCACGCGCGTGGGGCGGCGTGATTATGGTTCGCTGCTGCCGCTGCTCATCGATCAGCCGCTCAATGCCGCTGGCCGCGTGCGCCTGTTCGCCGCCTCCGCCCTCGCCATCGCCCGCTGGGAACCGCGCATCAAGGTCACCGCCTTTGAGCTGGCCGCCACGGCAGACGGCAAGGCCGCGCTCGCCATCATCGGCCGCCGCCGCGACCTGCCCCGGCCGCCCGCCGCCACCCGCTTCCTCGTCCCCCTGTCCGCCTCCTGAAAGGATCATCCTCCATGCCCGATTTTCATGGCATCCAGACCGTCGAAGCCAGCGACGGCACGCGCTCCATTTCCACCGCCGCCACCGCCGTCATTGGCCTGGTCGTCACCGCGCCCGATGCGCAGGCCGACGCCTTCCCGCTCGATCGCCCGGTGCTGATCACCAATGTGGAAGCCGCGATCGGCAAGATCGGCGCCGCCGGCACCGCTCGCACGGCCCTGCGCGCCATCGCCAATCAGGCCCGCCCCATCATCGTGCTGGTGCGCGTTGCACCGGGCGCCGGCGCGGACGAGGAAGAGATTGCAACGGCGACCAACGCCAATGTGATCGGCACCACGGACGAGGCCGGCCAGAAGAGCGGCTTGCAGGCGCTGCTGGCAGCCGAGGCGCAGCTGGGCGTCAAGCCGCGCATCATCGGCGCGCCGGGGCTCGACACGAAGCCCGTCACCACGGCGATGATCGTCGTCACCAAGAAGCTGCGCGCCATGGCCTATGCCGCCGCGCTGGGCGAGACGGTCGAAGAGGCCATCACCTATGCCGATGACTTCTCGGCGCGCGAGCTGATGCTGCTCTACCCCGATATCCGCATGACGGATGAGGAAGGCGCGATCGTCACCGTGCCGGCCGCCGCCGCCGCGCTCGGCCTGCGCGCCGCCATCGATCGCGACACGGGTTTCTGGAAAACCCTCTCCAACGTCGCCTTGCAGGGCGTGCTGGGGCTCACCCGCGATATCCAGTGGGATATCACCAATAGCGACAGCGAGGCCGGGCTGCTCAATGCGGCGGGCATCACGGCGCTGGTCAATGCCAATGGCGGCTATCGCTTCTGGGGCAACCGCACCCGCTCGGATACTCCGCTGTTCATCTTCGAGAGCACCACGCGCACCGCGCAGGTGCTGCTCGACACCATCGCGGCCGGCCTGCTCTGGGCAGTCGATAAGCCGCTGCGCCCCAGTCTCGCCAAGGATATCGTCGAGACGATCAACGCCAAGCTGCGCGAGCTGAAATCCGCCGGCGCGCTGATCGGCGCCAATGCCTGGTTCGATCCCGAGCGCAACACGCCCGACACGCTCGCCGCCGGCAAGCTGTGGATCGACTATGATTTCACGGCCGTGCCGCCGCTGGAGCAGCTCACCCTCACCCAGCGCATTACCGACAGTTATTTCGCCGATTTCGCCCGCGCCCTTGAGGAACAGGTCTGATCCCGCGCGCCCGCAGCCTTCCCCCTTCCTGAACAGGAGACAGCCCCATGCTTCCCAGCGTCCTCAAGGACATGATCCTCTACAATGATGCGCAGGCCTATATCGGCAAGGCCAAGACGGTCACCCTGCCCAACCTTTCCCGCAAGATGGAGGCATGGCGCGCCGCCGGCATGCACCGCGCGGTCAAGATCGACATGGGCGCCGAGGATGATCTGGCGATCGAGCATAGCTATGGCGGCCCCGAGCGGCAGATTTTCGAGCAATATGGCCTGCTCGGCGTCTCGGCCGTGGGCCTGCGCTTCGTCGGCGCCTATCAGAATGACGAGACGGGCGCTTACGACACCTATGAGATTGTCGCGCGCGGCCGCCATAGCGAGATCGCCATGGGCGACCAGACACCCGGCGAGATGGGCGAGTTCAAGGTCACCACGGACTGCGCCTATTACAAGCTCATCCACAATGGCCGCACGCTGATCGAGGATGATCCGCTCAACATGCTGCTGATCGTCAACGGCGTGGATCTCTACACCGGCCGGCGCGCGGCGCTCGGGCTCTGACCCATCCGGCCGGGCGGCGCGCTGCCCGGCCGATCCCTTCCCCTTCTCATCACAGGATAGCCGACCATGGCCGACACCAAGCCCACCCTTCGTTCCGTCGCCCTCGACACGCCCATCGTGCGCGGCGAGCAGACCATCGAGCGCCTCGATATCCGCAAGCCCGGCTCGGGCGAGCTGCGCGGCCTCTCGCTGGTCGATCTGGGGCAGCTCAAGGTCGATGCGCTCATCAAGATCGCGCCGCGCGTCACGCTGCCGCCCATCACCGAGGCCGAGGCGTCCAATCTCGACCCGGCCGACTTGCTGGCGCTGGGCGCGGAGATTGGCAGTTTTTTGCTACAGAAGCGGCAGCGCACGGATGCCCTCGCGCAGTAGAAGACGCCATGGCGGACGTGGCGATCATCTTCCATTGGTCGCCGCCCGTCATGGACGCGATGCCGCTTTCTGAATTGATGTCATGGCGCGCGCAGGCCGCCCGCCGTTCCCAACAGGACAAGTCCTCCCATGGCTGACCGTGAACTGCGCTTGCGCATGATCCTCGAAGGGCTCGACAAGCTCACCGCACCGCTCAAAGCCGTTGCCGGCGCCAGCGGCGTCACCAACAAGGAACTGTCCGAAACGCGCACCACGTTGAAAGCGCTCGACGCGGTGCAGCAGGATATCGGCCGATTTCGTGAACTGAAAACCGGCCTGTCCGAGACGGCCAAACAGATGGAGCTGGCGCGCACGCGCGCGAGCGAGCTGGGCCGGCAGATCGCGCAGACGGAAAATCCGAGCCGCCAGCTGCGCACCGAGTTCAACCGGGCGCGCAAGGAATCCGAGCAGCTCACGGCCAGGCATCAGCTGCTCCATGGCGAATTGGGCACGCTACGCGGCCGGCTCGATGAGGCGGGCGTCTCCACGCGCAACCTTGTGGAGCATGAGCGCCGCCTGCGCACGGAAACCGATCAGGCAAACGAAGCCTTGCGCGCGCAAACCGACGCGCTGGACCGGCAGGCACAGGCCCATCGCAATAGCGAGAAGCTGCGCGATATCAGCGGCAAGGCCACCGCGCTCGGCATCGGCCTGACCGGCGCCGGCACGGCCGCCGCTGCACCGGTCGCGATTGCCGTCAAACAGGCCATGGCGCTGGAAAAGAAGATGTCCGATGTGCGCAAGGTGGTCGATTTCCCGACACCGGAAGCGTTCAAGGCAATGACCAACGATATCCGCCGCCTCGCCATGGAAATCCCCATCGCGGAAGGCGAGATTGCCGACATCATCGCGGAAGCCGGCCGCGCCGGCGTGCCGCGCGAGGAACTGCTGCGCTTTGGCAAAGACGCCGCCCAGATGGCCGTCGCGCTGGAAACCTCCGGTGGAGAGGCTGGCGCGATGATGGCCAAATGGCGCAACGCCTTCGCCATGGGGCAGGATGAGGTTGTCGAGCTGGGCAACCAGATCAACGCGCTCACCAATAATTTTGGCGGTAATGTCGCCGCCGTCACCCAGACCGTAACCGCGATCGGCCCGCTGGGCCGGACGGCCGCCACCGCCGGCGCGCAAATCGCCGGCCTTTCCCAGATCATGGACGCCAACGGCGTTGACGCCAATATCGCCGCCACCGGCATCAAGAATATGCTGCTGGCGCTGACCAGCGGGGACGCGGCCACCAAGCGACAGAGCAAGGCCTATCAGGCGCTCGGCCTCGATGCCGTAAAAATGTCCAAGCAGATGCAGCGCGACGCCGGCGGCGCCATCCTCACTGTGCTGGAGCGCATTCAGGCATTGCCGGCGGCGGCGCAGGCCAGCACGCTTAGCCAGTTGTTCGGCACCCAGAGCGTGACGGCGATCGCGCCGCTGCTGAACAACCTTGACGAGTTGAAGCGCAACTTCGCGCTGGTGGGCAACGAGAGCCAATATGCCGGCTCGATGCTGGAAGAATATACCAACGCCATCGACAACTCCGAAGGCTCGGTTCAGCTCGCCATCAACAGTCAAAAGGCCCTCGCCGGCATCATGGGCGACACCTTGCTCCCCATGGTGCAGGACATCGCCGACCAGATGCGCGAAGCCGGCAAGGGTATGTTTGAATGGGCCGAGCAGCACCCCAATCTGACGAAGGCCATCATGATGTTCATGGGCGTGGGCGGCGGGCTGCTGATCCTGCTTGGCGCACTGGCCCTTGCCTTTGCCGCCGTGACGTTCGCCGCCGCGCCGCTGGTCAAGATCCTCGGCGTGTCCATCGGCGCCTTCTTTGGCTGGGCCGCCGCCATCATCGCTGCAATCGCCCTTGTCGCGACCGCCGCCTACCTGATCTATGAAAATTGGGACACGCTCGTCACACTCTGGAATGACACATGGGCGGCCATCGGCGAGGTCGCGTCCGCCGCGCTGGACCTGCTCATCGACGGCTTCATGAACTTCACCCCGCTCGGCCTGTTCATTCAGGCGATGATGCCAGTGCTCGACTATTTGCGCAGCATCGACCTGGGCGACATCGGTCGCGAGCTGATCGCCGGGCTCATCAAGGGCATCACCGATCAGCTGAAAGCGCTCAAGGATACTGTCGTCGGCGCGGCCTCGTCCGTCTCCAACTGGTTCAAGGAAAAGCTCGGCATCCACAGCCCGAGCCGCGTGTTCGCCCAATATGGCGGGTTCATGATGCAGGGGCTGGAAGGCGGCATTGCGGCCGATCAGGCCGGCCCGCTTGACCGTATCAGGATGATCTCGGCCGACATCATGAAGGCCATGGCGGCCGGCGCAGCGGTGCCTGCAATTGCGGCATCGCCGGCGGCGGCCGCCGCGTCCCCCTCGTCCGCAAGCATCGGCCCGGTCACCATCGTGATCCAGCAGCAGCCAGGACAGAATGCGCAGGATCTCGCCCGGCTCGTGCGGCAGGAGATTGAGGCGATCAAGCGCGGGGAAGCCGCCGCAGCCCGCTCGCGCTTTGCCGACGAGCAGGATTATGGAGGCTTCCTATGAGCGCCATCATGTCGCTGGGCATGTTCGTCTTCTCGATCCCCACGCTCGCCTATGACCAGCTCCAGCGCCGCTCGGATTTTCGCCACGCCCGCAATCCCCGCGTCGGCGCGCGCGATGCTGCGCAGTTTCTCGGGCCGGGCGATGAGACGATCTCGCTAGGCGGCGTGGTCTATGCCGAGCTGACCGATGGCGAGGCCTCGCTGGACGAGCTGCGCGCCATGGCGCTCGCCGGCGAGGCCCTGCCGCTGATCTGCGCGCGCGGCACCGTCTATGGCAATTACGTCATCACTGCGCTGGACGAGCGGCACCGGGAGTTCTTCCCCGATGGCAGC